CAATACCTCGGCATGCCCGCTAGCGCCGCCAAGATTCCGTTCTTCATCCCGGCCTTCGACATGGTCACCGGCCAGCCCAAGATCTTCGACAACACTGACGACTGCACGCTAGCCGACATTGCGCTGGCCACCTCGGCGGCGCCGACCTACTTCACCCCGCGCAACAACCGCTATGTGGATGGCGGGCTGGTGGCGAACAACCCCAGCATGATCGGCCTGATGGGTGCCGTGCATGCGGGCCTGGTTGAACTCGACTCTGTGCGCATGCTCTCGCTTGCCACGGGCGGCAGCTACTGGGAGAACCCGAAGGTGTCCGAAGGCATGCTGCTGACTTCCTGGCTGCGCCCCATCATCAAGGCCTGCCTCTCTGGCGGGCAACAGCGCGATGCCTTCATGTGCCGCGAGACCCTGGGCGAACGCTACCTGCGTGTCAGCCCGGAAGATCAGAAGGATTACGCCATGGATGATCTGGGCGTGCTGGATGAATGGCGAGGGCTATGGGATCAGGCCAGCGCAGCATTAACGGTACAGTTAGCCTCGTTCGTACTTCCAGATTGCAAAGACTGACCACACCAAACACCCGAAGGCCAGAACACCGCAGGCAAAGAAGAGCCAAACAAACGGCATGATTGCGGCGTAAGGAATTGGGAAATAAGGGCTCTCCATGAGAGCCTCCAGCCTGCCTGAAAAGACCACCACAAGCAGCATGCACACCGCCGTACCCCCAAGGCTGACAATGGCACGCCTGTACAGGCGCCGGCACTCATCCAGTTCCCGATCTCGCGTTTTTGTGAATACGTCGTCGACCCAGAACAAACAATTCATCAACCAATTCATAAGAGCTCCCCCTTAAATCTCCTCGACATATTCTCTACCCTTTGAACGACTAGCGGTAGATAGATGCCGTACATCGTAGGTGATTGTTCTCGGAAAATATGGTGAGAAATAATTTCACCAGTTCAACTTCTCAGAGGCGCAAATGAGCGATTTACAGAAACTCTGCCACTTTCTGGCGGCTCTTGTTGTCGGTTTGTGGGGACTGAACCTGATTTTCAAATGGGTTGCGCAGTCCATTGGGCTCGACAGTGATAGCGTCATTTTCTTCGTTCTGACTGTCGTTACAGGGTTGGTACTGGCTGGGATGGCTTGGAAGACCATAGGCATCCGGCTTGACATCATTGCTGGTTTCGCTCCAGCAGTTCTGTGTGTCGCGCTGATCCCCGCATTGAGATATTGGTCACTTGATCACGTGGGAGGCTTCGAGATCGATATTCGGCAAGCTTGGTGGGGAACCCATGCAGTGCTCACTTTCGTTCCTCTTTCTCTTCTCGTGGCCGGAATCATGTGGGCCAGGCATTCCACCCGGTACGATGGTTTTTTCCGCTGAACTGAACACAGGGCCGGTGTTCGGCACACATCCGCAGCAGCTCAACGGCCGGGTTTCGATCCCCGCGCAGATTTACAAGCTGGTCTATGACCCCGCAGCCAACCGCGCCTGGGCGTACTGGACCGACAACACTGACGATGCGTGCTCAGCAGCACCGATCAGTTACCAGGAGCTGACCAAGCGCATCGGAGTGGAATTGCTGCCTGGAATCCACATCGGCGCATAGTGGTGTACCATTTCGGCCCAGCCGGCTTTGCCTAGTTGGGCAGGTTTTTGGGTAAACAGAACCTTGATAGCTTAAAAAGGTCTTACTTTTCAACAGCTAACAAGGCATGTACAATGCCGAGTCTGTTCAGCGCCATCGGTTACCGTCCGTAGGGTGTTACTTGCAAAAGGAACTGTACAAAAATACACTGAAATTGCCGCGTGAATTTAGTTAAAGGCCTTATCTCATCTATCAAGGCCTTTGTTACAGTAAGCAGCGAGAGGAAGAACCATGACTACGATGCATCCAAACCTGGCAGAGCAGTACCTGCGACATTTTTGGAACGGTCAGCTTCCCGTTGACGTTCGCAATATTGCCGAACGATGCGGCATCCTAGTTCAAGACAACCCCGTTCTTGGCTGCAGCGGCCAGATAGCCGTCAACTCCAGTAACCGAGTCGTTATTGACGTCAACAGCACCGAGTCGCAAGTCAGACAGCGCTTCACTGTAGCGCACGAACTGGGACACTGGGCTCTTAGCCATTTAGCTAATACTGGTGTCTGTTTTCGCGATGACGCACGTTCCTTCGCTATGGCTTACCACGACCCACGGGAGGTGGCAGCGAATCAGTTCGCGGCTGATTTGCTTATGCCTGCGGCTGGTGTAGAGTGGGCACTTAGGAGCTACCCTGGGACTTCCATTCAGAATTTAGCCAATATTTTCAAGGTATCCGGGGCCGCAATGGAATTTAGGCTGAAAAACCTTGGACTGCTAAATGTCTGAAAGCATTACAAGCAATTCAACGCCGCCTTCGGGTGGCGTTGGAACATTGGATAACGGTGAAATCCATCCACCAGTTCCGCAAGTTGTGGGACCGGTCAGTATTACTCCTAGCAACGATCAGAAAACACAAAGCGGGCCAGATCTATCTTCTGACGCTGCATCAGATGAAGTTGACGTCAGAGTCCAGCTTTTGCAGCAGCGTCTTTCTCACCAAAAGTGGCTGTTCGGTTTCGCAATAGCATTTACAGCGACGTTAGCAATTGCTTTTCTTGTATTTGTATTTGTGATTCTGTTTTGCTCAGCAAGAAAACTTGACCCAAGCATTTTATGGCTCGGGTCTGGTCTCATTGTTCCCTCATCCGCTGTTATGTTCATCCTCATGCGGAATATCTATGCGCCACTCACGGACAAACCCGAAACACCCGAAAGTAAAGGCGGAATAGAGATTGCTCCTGCCCAAGTTTGCTTGACCGAGTTTGCATCCACAGTGCGGGAATTGATCAAGGCAGGACCTTCAATGCTTTCTAGGAAGTGATTGATTAAGGAGAATAACCTGGTTTTCTTCTCCACCGACTGAGGCTTCTGGAAGTCTTCGAATAAATAGCATGCTGAAGGGGTCATTGAAAGATATTATTTTTAAATAATTAAAATGTCATTTACATCGGGCCACGTAGTGGCCCTTTTTTTGGGTAAAAAAATTATAAAACCTAGAGAAAATATGACTATTTGGAAATTTTTCAGGAAATTTTCCATGGGACATTTCAGGCCGGGAGCTGCATCCTGCCTGCATGAAATCCGCTCACCCCCTCATTGCTGCGCGCATCTTCAATACCCCGTTGCTGATTCATCCGGGCAAGCTCGATGCAATCATTGCAGGGCTGGGCGAGCGCCTTCTTGGGCAGCCGATCAACATCATTGGAGAGAACCATGTAGCGCAAAGCAAACCCCTTGCTTTCCTCTCTGCGCAAGGGTCCTATTCCCAGAACGGCTACCAGATCATTGACGGGGTGGCTGTCATCGATGTGGGTGGAGTACTCGCGCACCGTTCACAGATCGACATGCAGACCTGCGCGCCTATCCTCGGCTATGACGCGATTGCGCAGATGCATGATGCGGCGCTTGCAGACCCAGCAGTGGATGCGATCCTCTACCTGATGGATACCCCAGGGGGCGAGGTTGCCGGGGCATTCGACCTGGCCGCCAAGATCTACGCGTCTCGCGGGCAAAAGCCCATGGCTGCCATTGCCAGCGATATGGCCGCTTCTGCCGGCTACCTGCTGGCGTCTGCTGTTGGTCAGATTGCCGTGACGCAAACCGCCTGCGTCGGCTCCATCGGCGTGGTGATGCGCCATGTCGATATGTCAGAGGCAGCCAAGCAGGCAGGCATGAACGTCACCTACGTCTATGCCGGCGATCACAAGATCGATGGCAATCCATTTCAGCCTCTGCCGGACGCCGTTCGCAAAGATTTTCAGGCCAGCGTGGACAAGCTCTACGGAATGTTCACCGATGCGGTGAGTCGTCAGCGTGGTATGGATGCCCGTGACCTCGTCAACACGCAGGCACGCTGCTATACCGGCGATGACGCTGTCAAGGCCGGTCTGGCTGATCTGGTGTCGACACCTGACCAGATGATTCAAACACTGCGAGACCAATCCCGGTCTCGTTCCTCGCGGGCAGGCGCCCGCGCAACACACTCTCCCAGGAGCACATCCATGAGTGAGCACGAGCAGGGCTCGGGCGGCGCGAACGCGAACCACCCCGCAGCCTCATACACGCAGGCCGATCTCGATCGCGCCCGCGTAGAAGGAAACGCACAAGGCGTGAAGACCGGTATGGACCAAGAGCGCGCCCGCGTATCCGGCATCATGGCCCACGACGAAGCCAAGGGCCGTTCCGCCCTGGCACAGACCTGCGTGGCGCAGGGACTGAGCGTGGAACAGGCTGGCGCATTGCTGGCAGCCTCGCCGCGTGATGTGCAAGCCCAGGCATCCGGGGGCAATGAATTTGCCAAAGCTATGGCGGTGCTTGGCAACCCGAAGGTGAGCGCTGCCACGGGCAACGAAACCAGTGATGAACCCACCGCCGAGGATCTGGTCTCTTCCATGCTTGGCACCCGTGGTTTGGGTGCGCAGGCCCGTCGATAAGGGGGAATCATGACTGCTTCGTTCTCTTCTACCCCCTACGCTCCGTCCGAACTGGTGAATGGCAATGCCCATCTGCTGGTATCGCGTCAGATCACTCTCAAGTCCGGGCAGAGTCTTTCGCGTGGAGCCGTTCTTGGTGCGATCACCGACGAATCGAAGTACATCCTCAGTCTCGCGGCCGCCACTGATGGTTCGCAGACGCCGGATCTGATCCTCGCGGAAGACTGCAATGCCAGCTCCGCAGACAAGGTGACGCTGGCCTATGCGCGTGGCGACTTCAATACCAGTGCCCTGACGCTCGGCACCGGGCATACCGTGGCCAGCATCCGTGAAGGCCTTCGTACCAAGGGCATTACGCTGGTCAGCATCCTGCCCGCCTAACAGGAGAAATACACAATGGATATGTTCTCAACCGCAGTGCTGACGGGCGTCATCAATCAACTTGTGCCCGCTGCGTCACATCTGCTGGATACCTATTTCCCGCTTATTCAGACGGAGACATCCGAAGAGATCCACTTCGATCTGGTCAAGGGCGGCAGGAAGATTGCACCATTCGTTTCCCCCTCTGTCCCGGGCAAAGTGATTGCCAATCGGGGGTATGAAACCAAGACATTCAAGCCTGCCTACGTCAAACCCAAGTATGTCTGGACCCCGAACCGCGCTCTCAAGCGCCTCCCTGGCGAGGCACTGCTTGGCCAGATGTCGCCGCAGCAGCGTGCACAAACTCTGCTGGTGCAGGATCTGCAGGAACACCGTGACATGGTCAGCCGGCGTTTGGAGGTCATGGCTTCCGAAGCCCTGCGTACCGGCAAGGTAACGGTGGCTGGTGAAGACTATCCGACCACTATCGTGGATTTTGGTCGTAGTTCTGAACTGACTGCCGACGTTGGTGCTACGTCTTATTGGTCGGATACGACTGTTGATGCACCAGAGATGCTTAAGACCTATGCGCAGAAAGTGCTGAAGGCCAGCGGGGTTTTTCCGAAAATCGTCACGATGGACTATGAATCGTGGGCAGCCTTCCGCAAGAACCAGTTCGTGCTCGATGAATTGAAGCAGTTGGCCTCTGGCAGCCAGTTCCCGCTTTCGAGCGATGCCCCTGACGTTGAAGGCGTGATCTATATGGGCTCGCTGTTCGGCTTCGATTTCTATGTCTATACGGCTTGGTACTCAGACGACGACGGGGAGACGCAGGACCTCATTCCGTATGGACACGTGATCATGGGCTCGGCCGGCATGAAGGGCGCACGTGCCTTTGGTGCGATCCAGGATGAGGAAGCTGGGCTTGCCGCCGTGCAGTGTTTCTCCAAGTCCTGGGTTGAGAAGGACCCGGGACAGCGCATCGTGCTCACTCAGTCTGCCCCCTTGACCGTTCCACAGTTGGTGGATGCCTCCGCCTGCCTGACCGTGCTGAAGCAGAGCTGAGCATGGAAGCCCCGTTCGCCGCGATTGATGAACTGATCTCCAGCAGCACGATGGGGCTGCTGGCGGATCTGGTCATCACGCGTGCGGACGGAAAGACTTTTCTTGCCCGCTCTTCGTTTCAGGACCGCAGCCTGTTTGACAAGCACGCGGTGGCGGAAGACCTCTATATCGAATACCGCGAGGCAGATGCCCCGGCTGTTACTGCCGGCGAACACGTTACGCTGGATGGCGCGACCTACAGTGTTTCCGGTGATCCGCTCTGGATCAATCGGCAGGAAAAACGTGCTCAGCTTGTGGAGGTCGACTGATGTTTGCCGTGGGCGAGGTCATCAAAAACGATCTGGGCAGCGCCCCGGCTTTTGCAGGGTATGCCGTGCGTCTGTGGTCGGATGACTCCACCAGCAAACGCAAGGTGCCTGCCCTCGAAGTGGCCTTTGAGGGAGTGCGCGTGGCAGATGCCAACGACACCTCCGCAAAACTGGCTGTTGCGTGGGGCGTGCATATCATTCTGCCGCGATCCGATACAGCTGCCGTTGAACTCGATGGAGCTTTTGCCAGCGTGGTAGGCCTTATGCACGGATTTTGCCCCGGCAAGGTGGGTGGACGTGCGTGGTCGAATCTAAAACTGATGCCCGGTGGTACGGCGGTGCAGGCGCCAGAGCTCGCAGAGCAGGGGCTTGTAGAGTACGCCGTGGTGTTCGAAACCTTTGCCGTGTATGGCGGCAGAAAGTGACTGAAAATGGCCGTTACTCAATATGACTACATCGGCAAAGGCCGGCTCTCCCTCCGCAAGAAAGGTGCCTCGGCACCGTTCGTGCCGGTAGGCAATGCCAGTAAAGTGACCTTCACTGTCGATGAAGACAAGAAGGAAAACAAGGATTACGAAAGCTCCGGTGGTGGCAACCGCAAGACGGTTTCGCTGATCAAGTCGGTCAGTCTCTCCCTGACGACGACGAACCTTTCGCCCGAAAACCTCATGATCGCCTGGCGTGCCTCAGCCACAAATGAGAGCAGCACCACGGCAGTCACCGACGAAAAACATACGGCGTATCAGGGTGGCATCACCCTCATGGACTTCCTGCCGAACGCCGAGAAGGCGCTGACTGTGGCTGATGCAACAGGCACCACTACCTACAAGGAAAACGAGGACTACACCCGCACGCCGGGGGGTATCGAGGTGCTGTCTGGCGGGAAAATGGTCGATGGTACTGAGTTCACGTTCGGTTATACGCCGGTGGCCTCCGTTGTTCTCCAGGCACTGACGAATTCAGCGTCAGAGTATGAAATTCAGATGGAGCTGGTGAATCAGGCCATGGATGACCAAGTCACCGTGATCGAGGTCTTCAGGGCCAGCTTCAGCCCTTCGGGTACCGATCTGATCGGCGACGACTTTGGCGAACTCAAGCTCGATGCGGATGTGCTCAAGGACGCCACAGTCGTGGGCTCTGGTCTTTCCAAGTTCTTCCGTACGCGTATGGCCAAGGCCGCCTGATACCCATACTTTCCCCACACACAGGCGCCCCGAAAGGGGCGTCATCGCAATGAGCATGCGCCATGGCTGATGATACCTCCCAGATCCTTGTAGAACTGCAGCTTGCCGCCGATCAGTTTGACGCAGCGCTCAACCGTGCGCAGGAAACTTTCAAACAGACGCTGGGGGGCATGGATAATGATGCCCGTGCGTCGGGCGAGGAAATCAATCGGGCCTTTGCCGCCTTGGGCATCCAGTCCGTTGACGAGATCCGCTACAAGATCACCTCGCTCAAGCAGGCATTCGAAACCCTGCGGCAGTCTGGCACGCTGTCAGCGCAGGAAATTGGCCTTGCCGAACAGGCCCTGGCGCAGAAAACCCGTGCGCTGCTGACTGAGCTGAATGGGATCAAAGGGGTCTCCCAGGCATCCGCCATCGGAATGCAGGAGGCCTTTTCGACCATCGGGGTCCGCTCGGTGGCTACCATTCAAGGGGAAATCCACAAGATCGAAATCGGGCTGCAGCGGCTGGGCGCGAACGCACAGATTTCCGCTGCTGAGTTTGATCGTGCCTGGGCAGCAGGGCAGCGCCGTATCACTGAATTGCGGACTGAGATTTCCGGCGCAGAGCAGAAGATGACCAAGATGGGTTCCGCTACTACGGGCCTGTCATCCCAGTTTGCAGAACTTGGGCTCGCCATCTCGGCGTTGGAAATTGCGCGGAAGTTTATCGAAGCGAATGTGGCGATGGAAGCCATGCAGCGCACGATGAACCAGATCACCGGCAGTTCGGAGAAAACGGCGGCAGAGATAGCCTGGCTGCGCGAGAGTTGCGACAAACTTGGAATTTCATTTGACGATGCTGCGAGGTCCTATACAAGCCTTGCTGCTGCCACGAAGGGCACGAATCTCGAAGGGGCAAAAACAAAGGAAATTTTTCTGGCGGTGGCGAATGCCACGGCCAAGCTAGGGCTGAGCGCCGAAGAGACTCAGGGCTCGTTGCTTGCTATCACACAGATGGTGAGTAAGGGAACCGTCTCCATGGAGGAATTCCGCGGGCAACTGGCTGAACGTTTGCCAGGTGCGATGGATGCAACCGCCAAGCAATTGGGCGTCACTGTTGCAGAACTCGACAAAATGATCGCCTCCGGCGATGTAATGGCCTCAGACATGTTGCCAGCACTTGCCGCTGGGTTGAACAAGATGTACGGGACTGGTCAGATCGATGGCACCACGGCAGCCTGGAACCGGTTGAAAAACTCAGTCAATGAGACTTTTCAGTTCCTCGGTCAGACAGGCGTCATGGAGGGTATCTCAACGGCCCTCGGCTGGCTGACGACGGGCGTCAAGCTGCTGGCGGCTGCTTTTGTCTATACCGGCAAAGCTTGGGGGATTCTGATTGCTGCCCTGGTCAATTTCGATTTTCGCCATCCGCTGAAGTCAATCCAGCTGTTCAAGGATGCGCTACAGGAGTTGATGACCAACACCTTCGAGCAGTTCGGCAATGCGCTGGATAACTCCTCGGGCAAGGCGAATAAAAACGCTGATGCACATGGTGCGCTGGCGAACGCCACCACGAAGTCAGGCCAAGCGGCAAGCGAGGCCAGCCAGGCATG